AGCTAATGGCATGGGCCGCACAAAAGGAAATTGATGTAGGATAAAGATGTTGGTGAAACGGATTGGCCCCGTGGTGCTTTTATTCAGTTGCTACCGACCCTGCCACATGGGAGCACCAACAAGGACACATATATGATGATGTTCCCAAAATACAACTACTACCGCAGCAAGACCCACTTGAAGAATGTGGCCTCTTTGCTCTGTCAGCACTGCGGACGGGATGGGACGGTTCAAGCGGCGCATTCCAATTGGTCAGAACACGGTAAGGGTCGGGGCATCAAAGCATCCGACATATATACAGCGGCACTCTGTCAAGACTGCCATCAAGAACTAGATCAAGGAAATCACCTCTCCAAAGAGGAAAGAAAGCGGATGTGGGTCGAGGCTCACAAAAAGACGGTATTCACGATGACGATGCTAGACTTGTGGCCTAGAGACATTGGAATACCGTTAGAATATGATTAACCGATGCTGGTGGACTTCCTCCCACAAGTGAACAGTCTGAGGCCGGGGCTTCGGCCCCTCTTTTTTAAAGGGTTTGTATGACCGGACTTCTAGCCCCCGCTGCTGAGATCAGCATCGAGATCAAACAAAGCAAAGCAATGGACTCTATGGACGCTGAGGGCGATTCATGCCCCGTTGCCACTCAAGATGTTGAAGTCAACTTGAAGTGTCGCCAAAAGGCCATTGACAAAGCAATGTATGGCCCGATGAACCCCAACGAACCAAACAACGACTATTGGCGCAAGCTGGCAGAGGGTTGGCGTTTGTCTGCTGGACAAGCGAAGAAATCCACTTGCGGTAACTGCGCGGCATTCATTCAAACCTCTAAGATGCTGGACTGCATCGACAAGGGCATGGGCAAAGATTCAGACGCATGGGATGTGATTGATGCCGGAGATTTGGGGTACTGTGAGTTGTTTAACTTCAAATGTGCATCAAAACGCACTTGCTCGGCTTGGATTGTCGGTGGCCCCATTACTGATGACAGCGGAGACATGGAAGGTGAAGAATCATGATGAAAGTCTCGGAAGCAATGCAAAAGAAGGTCGGCAAAGTCATGGGCGAATACAAGCGCGGTGACTTGCACAGCGGTAAAGGCGGGAAGATCGTGAAGAACCCCAAGCAAGCCATTGCAATCGCAATGAGTGAGGCTAATCTTCCGATGCGGGGTAAGCGCACAGCAACCAACAAGGCCAAAAAATGAAGGGCTTGTACGCCAACATCAATGCCAAACAAGACCGCATCAAGGCTCAAAAGGCTGCGGGTGTAAAGCCCGAGCGCATGAGGAAGGTCGGTAGTAAGGGTGCGCCCACTGCGGCTGCATTCAAGGCCGCTGCTAAAACCGCAAAGAAATGATTAAGCGCGGCAAAGAATCTTTCGCGGGGTACAACGCTCCAAAGAAGACCCCTTCCCACCCTACTAAGAGTCATGCGGTGCTGGCAAAGAGTGGGGACGAAGTGAAGCTGATTCGCTTTGGTCAACAAGGGGTAAAGGGTTCTCCGGACGGCACAAAGAGAAACGAAGCATTCAAGGCCCGACATTCTGAGAACATTGAAAAGGGCAAGATGAGTGCGGCATATTGGGCCAACAAAGTGAAATGGTGACAACATGGACGAAGGCGCAGCATTTGGGTTCTTCCCACAATTAAGACCCCGCAGACGCTTACAAGACCCAACAGCGTCAGCGGATGTGCCTTTGCAAGTGCTTAGAGGCCGATTAGCCGGACTTTTAGGACTGCCCTCAGACATTGGGAACCTAATTCGATCTCCGATGCCAATGGAGATGTTTGGGGATTATGAATATGAAAAACCCCCACAACTGCCATACACAACCGAGTATTTTCTAAAAGAACTACCGTTAGCACCCACTGCGCCCGTAGGCCAATTAGCTGGTCAAGCGGCATCGTTTGTTCCATTAAATCCGGCTCCATTGGTCAGAGGCGCACAGAAACTCGGCACGATGGTCGGTGAGGGCATGGCAGAGAGGGTAGCTACTGGTAGACCAATGCTCCCGAGTTTGCTGGCAGAACCTCAAGCGGCGATGTTTGCTGTGGAACCAAATGTGCCCCGCATGAACTTGCTAGACACGCCACCCGAGACTATGACAAGCCTATTGGAAGTCAAACCACAAGCGGTGGTAAGCGATTTAGGGTTTTACTCCGCTGCCGAACAAGCTGCGCTGAATCTCCAAAGGAACAAGGGTTCGGGCCAAGCATTCTTGAACGATTTGCTAAAGGCAGAAAATGTCAAGAAGGACGAACTTCAATGGATGGGTGTGGATGACTTCTTGAAAGAAAAGCCCAATGTCACCAAGCAAGAAGTTCAAGACTTCATCGCAAACAATCGGGTAGATGTGCAAGAGGTTAGATTGGGTGAAATGCCTTTTGAAGACCCTAGAGGCATTGCCAAACGCAAAGAGATTTTTGATAAATTCGAACCGGAAATCATGCGTTTGTATGATGAACTGGACAATGTAAGTTACAACGACCCAACTAAAACAAGAGATTTAACATATCAATTACGAGAAATTCAAGATTTAAGAAATTCACAAGCTGATGCGGCATATACGATGCAAGAAGCAAAACCGGCTAAATACGATCAGTATCAACTCCCCGGCGGTGAGAACTACCGCGAGATATTGATGACATTGCCAACTAACATGAGTGAATACAACAAATATACACAAATGCTTAGAGAAAAATATGGGCAAGGTGGCTTCCAAAACTTACCGTTGACTGACATTGAAAGATCAAGACTTGACAAGTTTTATGCTGCGGAAGAAGCGACCCCATACAAATCTTCCCATTTTGACGAACCTAATATTCTTGCTCACATCCGAGTAAACGACCGTGTAGACGCTGATGGCAAGAAAATGCTATTGATTGAGGAAATTCAATCAGATTGGCATCAAGCCGGACGGGAAAAGGGGTACAAAGGACAATTCAAAGATTTACCTAATGACTATAAGGTTGAGTCAAAAACCGACAAAGATGGATACACTTATTATGAAGTGTTAGACCCCCAAGGAAATATTTTTGCCAAGGATTACAGCAAAGGTAGCGTTACAAATCAAGCCATCAACAGATTAAATGAAACAGTTGGCGGCGTACCAGATGCACCATTCAAAGACACATGGTATCAACTAGCCTTAAAGCGGGTGCTCAAGTACGCTGCCGACAATGGATATGAACGAGTGGGGTTGACTACTGGCAGACAGCAAGCGGACAGATTCAATCTTGCCAAGCAAGTAGATCATATTGATTACAGACGATCATCCGATGGGACTTTTGAATTAGGCATTGCCGACATAAATGGTGATGCAGTTAATTTACCTAAAGCAAGATATTCAGCCGAAGAATTACCATCATTAGTAGGTAAAGAGGTGGCTGACAAAATTGTTAAGGGTGAAGGCCAATCCGGTGGTGGTCGTATGACTCTGCGCGGCCTTGATCTGCAAGTCGGTGGAGAAGGGATGAAAAAGTACTATGACGAGATTTATCCCAAATTCTTAGACAAGTACGGCAAGAAGTGGAACGCAAGGGTAGGCGAGACACAAGTTGATACTGTCATGCAAAGAGCAGAGAACAGCATGATTCCCAAAATGGGACAAGAACCCGTCCGCTACATCGACATAACCCCCGAGATGAAGGGTGCTGTAAGCAAAGGCCAACCGCTATTTGCTGCTACTCCGGCACTCCCATTAGGCGCACAAGGACTGCTCGGAGAACCCGAAAAGAAGAAAGAACTCAGTCTGTTAGACTAAGCACTGACCAACAAGCCATAAGGAATTGGTAATGCAAAAGAAAACAATGCTAACTATAGTAGCCAAAGATAGCAGGGGTGCTATATGAGTGCCGGGAGAATGGGCGGTAGGGCCGCTGGAACGCCCAACAAGGCAACATCGGAGGCAAGACAAGCCATAGCCACCTTTGTGGATGGAAACGCTTGGAGGCTCTCTATTTGGCTCGACAAGGTAGCAGAGGGTGACCCCGAGCATGACATAAAGCCAAACCCCGCAAAGGCATTTGAGTTATTCCAGTCAGTAGTGGAGTATCACATTCCAAAGCTGGCAAGGACAGAACACGCCGGAGACGCGAACAATCCCATTGAAATGAAAGTCACATGGGCGCAACCGAACAATCCATCGTAATCCCATATAGCCCGAGAAAAGAGCAATTGCAGATTCACACTCTGCTAGACGCTAAACGGTTCGGGGTAGTGGTGGCCCATCGAAGGATGGGGAAGACGGTCAGCGCAATCAACCACTTGATTAAAGATGCGGTGAGCAACCAACAAGAGGCACCGCGCTACGCTTACATTGCCCCAACTTATGGGCAAGCCAAACGGGTGGCATGGGACTACCTCACGAAGTACGCAAGACCTCTCGGGGGAACTGAGAACATTTCTGAACTGCGGGTGGACTTTTGGAACCGCCGGATTCAGCTATATGGCTCAGATAACCCCGATTCACTGAGAGGCCAATACTTTGATGGGGTGATTCTTGATGAGATTGGCGACCAAAACCCAAAGATTTGGACAGACATTATTCGCCCATCATTGGCTGACAGACTCGGATGGTGCTGCTTTATCGGGACTCCGAAGGGCCACAATCACTTCAAAGACCTACGAGATCGGGCAGAAACTGAGGAAGGGTGGGGACTGCTGGAGTTCAAAGCCTCCCAAACTGAGGTCTTGACCGTCACAGAACTAAAGGCGGCTCGGGTGGAGATGGGGGATGACAAGTACCTTCAAGAGTTCGAGTGTTCGTTTACCGCTGCGGTGGAGGGCAGTTACTACGGGCAGTTGCTCAACGATTTGGACGAAAAGAACCACATTCAAGAGATTCCCCGCGATGATCTCTGTAAGACAGTGTGTGCATGGGATTTGGGAATGGGCGACTCAACGGTGATTTGGGTGGCTCAAGTGGTCGGCTCAGAAATCCGGCTGATGGACTTTTACGAGAATAACGGGGTGGGTCTTGACAGCTATGTTAATTGGTTGAGGCATAATGGATGGGACAAAGCCGAGCAAATCCTACCTCACGATGTACAAGTGCGGGAACTCGGGACGGGGAAAAGCCGACTAGAGGTTTTAACCGATGCTGGATTGAACATTCGGGTTGCCCCGCGCATGGGGGTAGATGATGGCATCCAAGCGGTAAGAAGGCTTCTCCCGCGATGCTGGTTCAATGTGCCAAAGGCC